TATGAAAGATATATAAAACCCACGGAAGGTATGGTAGATGATCTCGCAGATTTAATGGGAGCATTTGGATTATAGTGCATATTTGAGACCACCATTACCACCAACAATGACGACCCAATTAATTGTTTCAGCATATACAGTGATATCATACATATATTCTGGTTCTGCGGGGAGTGGCCAAAAATCCACTTCTAATTGAAGTTTACGAATACGACTTGCATTGATGGATCCATTAGGTTGAAAATCTGGTGAAGAGAGTGAGAATGGGATGAGTATGGGGTTCTCTTCAATACCTAGACGACCGTTAAATGCAGTTGGGGCAACTGTTTGTGATGCACCGCCGGCAGCATATTTCCAGGGTGTGATCCATTTATAGTAATCCACTTTTTTCTCCTCCTGTAATTCATTACCATCACCAAGCATACGTATATTGCGAATTATATCACGCTGTCCTTGTGGTAGTAATCGTCCTGAAGAATATATATTAACTGCCCACTGAGGTATACCAGGAGTAGGTATATATGGTGGTTTATTAGTAATCCAATTCGTCATATTGGACCAATCATTACGATGTATAGTATCAGTACGTCGTGGTACAACTAATAGACGTGTAATGGGATTTGTTATATCAAGATTAAATTGTTGACGGTTTGCTTGTGCTGCGAAATTAATGGAGGTGACTTGTCGAACAAGATAATTGATTTCTTTGGATACGAATACTTTACGTTCATCATCGGTCAAATATACATATGTAGCCATAAGTCGTGGATCGAAGAACCATGTATTAAGTGGAGGTGCGGCTGTACCTATGTCAGTAAGAAATTGTCGTATTTCCGCGGAAGGATCATTTTCTTCGGCATATATAGGGGAATTCACATCTGCGAGATCTTCAACGAAGTGACCTGCACGAACACGATTGCCTGATGGATCGAGCACAGTATATAATTCATCGACAGGGCGCAAAGTGATATGGATTTCAACATCTTGTCCCTGCAGTGCAACGAGGGGGAGTGAATTATATGTAGTTTCGCAGAACCAGAATGGAAGTGGAACATATATATCACGTCCAAAGATAGATGGTCGTGATGCTGCACCGCTTGGATCAGGATATACAGTAGGGTATCCAACAACTTCTGAACCACCGCCATAGATTCCTAGTGCAGGATTATTAATTTCAGGTACATCACCAACAAGTCGTTGCCATTTTTGGAATGATTCTTGATTATAGTCGATGAGAGCACGTGATAGAATGTATGTGCTGTCAAATTCCTGTATTTTTTGTCCACCAATGAAGATGGCTGCGGATTGTATAATAGCTGCGCCCAAATAGCGAACCCATGCAAAATTGTATTGACTGCTTCTATTTGGAAAGTGTTTACTATATATATCAGGAATACGGAAAACGAAATATAAGTCGCGTACAAGATCGGCTACACGTTGTAGTTTAAGGCGAACTTGTATGGGGTTTGTTGTTGCGAGTTCATTGGGACCATTCATGGCGGTTGTAACGGATTCTTCGGAGAAGTGTGAATGTTTACGATATGATTTATAGAAAAATGTTATATCTGGATTAGAATTAAGTATAACATTTTGTGTTCCATAGGATACGAGGGAAAATAGACCACCGCCTGGCATTTTAACTTATTGTTGCATTGTTATTTTTATATCGGCGCATTCATTTCATAGTATTTAATTGTATCGCGAACCATATCTTGTAAATTATATTTTGGTGTCCAATTAGTTAGTATATGAAAGCGTTTACAGTCCGCATATATACATTCAGCATCACCTTTCCTACGAGGACCTATATTATATTCAATATTAAATCCTTGTTTATTAAATTCATTTAGAATATCTAATACAGATAATCCTACTCCTAAACCAATATTTAATGAAATACATCCCTGTGTCTTCAATTCAATCGATTTCATATGTGCTGTGGCAACATCCATAGCATGAATATAGTCTCTAATAGGTGTTCCATCAGATGTATTATAATCATTGCCTAGGACTGTGAATGTTTTATTAAAGTATTTATTATATAATATTGTAGGGAATAGATTTATATATGATTGATTTCCTTTGAAGTCTTCACCAATTAATCCTGAGTAATGATAACCAGCAGGATTAAAATATCGAAGACATTTAATGGACCATGTAGGATCTGCATCAGCAATATCATGTAGAATCTGTTCACCAATTATTTTCGTTGTACCATATGGATTGTTACCTGTTAATAGATCACCGTATCTATTATTACCTGCTCCTGCAGGAGCAGTTTCAACTAATGGAACAGATGCTGTAGGTGGATATAAAGTCGCAGATGAGCTAAATATAAAATTCTTACAATTAATTCCTTTTGCAAGTTCAATAATATTTAATAATGAACACACATTATTATTATAATATAGAAGAGGATCTTGTACACTTTGTGCAACTGATTTTAATGCTGCAAAATGAATTATACAATCAATATTTGGTAGTCCATTTTGTATATTTAATACCGCATGTTTATTACATAAATCGATATTATAATATTGTGGCAAAACACCTGTAATAGTATGTATTAAGTCAAGAGTATTTATTGATGAATTACAACAATTATCAATAATAATAACATTATAATTATTATTGATAAGTTCAATAACAGTATGAGAACCTATATATCCTAGCCCTCCTGTTACAATAATATTCATTTATATTATGACTATTTTAGTCATTTTAAGTTTATAAACTTCCAGTAGATGACCACCATGTATCAACAAGGTATGGAGGAATTTCCTTGGAACCGCTTTCAATCTTCTTTGAAGGACCCATTGCCATCATATTATTAATTTCAGTATATGTCATTGCATAAGGGAAATACATGAGTCTACTAAGCATACCATTGAATGAACCGAATACATTCATGGGTGTTCCACCAGTGGATGGGACAGTTGCAGGTACAACGATGCGTCTTTGAGAGAATACGAAGAGATCACCAAAGTTCTGATAAGGAACAGAATCTTTCTCGAATCGCATCTTCTTCACGAGGTTACCATTAATATATACTTCAAGTGCGGATTTGCGGCACATAACAACACAATGTATCCATTTCTTCACGGGGATATTCTCGATATCAATGTAGCGATTCCAGCTACTGAAATCATTCATATAGACGCGCATTGCGTTCGTATTAGAATGTATATATACACCTGGTCCAAGTAGAGGGTATTGTTTTGAATAACCTTTATGGAAAACATGGCAGAGACCTTCTTCAGTACGGAATGTAGATGAATTCACAAAAATGAAGAAGCTGTAGGAGAATTCAATACCAGTACGTTCATTATCAGATAACCAGAGTGTAGTTGCATTGGGATCAGAAGGATCCTGTCGAATTACGAAACTCTTATCTTCAGATATGTACGTATTTGGTAGGACTTCAATATATCTATTCTGCATACGAACAATTGATCCATATATACTTTCAGCTCCCCAGAGAGCCATGAAAATAACAAGTAGTATTATTAGTACAAGAAGTAGCTGGGAAATAAATCCAGTACCCATTAATGTACCTGTAAGTCGGGACATACCTGTTGTATTTAATGAGGCCGGTGCAACAGTACTCATTGATATTAAATTGGATGACATCTTTAATGAAAGCCCTGTTTTTTTGTAGTTATATTATAATTCTCTAGATATTTATTTTAATTCTGGGCCAGGAATACCTGTGTTAAGAGGTGATGATGGGTCAAAGAAACTCTTCAAATAGTCACCAAAGCTGACTGTTCCCTTAGGACCTGCCATGTATTGTTTCCAGATTTCATCAGGGCTTTGTGCATATCCATATGTTGTTACACCTCCCATATAACCGCCGAAGCCCTTACGATCACAAATACGCATTGAATAACCAGCAGCAGGTACACGATAGAATGTAGGTAATATACAGGAGCGTGCCAGTTTACCATCGAGATATACATCCACAGTTTTACCATTAAGCACAACTGCAACATATACCCATCGTTGTAGATCGATTTGTGGTAAATCACAGAGAGGATGTGATGATTCTAATAATCCTCCTTGTACACCTGTACCCGTGAATGTGTTATTAAAAACAGTACCTGTTATAGTAGTATCTGTTGCTGTAGTACCTGCTGTCATTACAGTTGAATCCGTTGCATGTACACGGATCTTGAGATTATTTATTTGTTGTCCAAGATATACAAGAAGAGTATGGAAACCAGTACTGCCATCACCAGGGCTTCCAATGCTGAGTACATGTTTGTTGTAATTAGCTTGGTATCCCCAGTTGTTTACATACATCCAGAAACCAACAGTATATTCACCACCTTCAGTTAATGCAGGGAGTGTTGCAGATGTAACTGTAATTGGTGTATCCATATCGGCTTTTTTGATTCCACTCAACACAACTTGTGATTGTACATTGCTTGTAAATAGGAACTTATATAGAAAATATAGGGTAACTAAACCAACAATTACTATTATTAGAGGAAATAGGTTTGGCATCTTTACTTTGTATGGTCTATTTAGTTATCTTCTACAAACCATGAATTTATGAATATTGTGTTTGCCATCTTTTATAGGGATTTTCAGGTGGTGTTGATACAATAGAACAGAAAAGACCGGATGGACAACCGAGTTTAGGTACAATTTTCTCTGTAATATATGGTTTACCACGTGTATCAGAAGTATTAGTATATATTTGTGCAATATCTGATTTATTATAGCTGCGTCCTGCAATATATATATTAGTAATTTTACCTCTCATATTAGCCGATCCAGCTGATATGGAGGCTAATTCAATACGGACATACGCACTAGGTCGTTTTGAAGCAACTAATTCACCATTATAGTATATATCAAAACGCCGCCCTTCACGTACAATTGTTAATGCAGTCCATTTCTGATATGGTATAACCGGAAGTTGTACAGTTTCAATACCATTTAATGTATTAATTTTTAATGTAGGGACTCCATTATATGCAATTTTAATGGACCATGCTCCACCTTGTTCAATAAGTGTGGCATCTTTTGCATTAGTAATCTGTTTAGTACGATCCGCTGGTTCTAAATATACATATGATAATATAGTACCTCCTGTGGAAGATAGGAATGTGTCGCGTGCAGTATCACTGTCAATCAAACGGTTTTTGGTGGAAAGATCATATACTGTATCGCTAATTAATTGCATATCTTTCGCGTCATGATTTACAAGTTTAACCAGTAGGATATATAAAATTACTAATAATATTAATACTACTCCTGATATTATCAGTAATTTATTCATTTTCTTAAATAATGGAGATATAAAATTAAGCACTACATATATTAACTTCTTTGAATTCGAATTGTGATACAGGTGGATCATTTGCAACCTTCTTCATTGTATATGCTCCAACAGGTGCTGTAAATAATTGGAGGTTTCGGACTTGTGCGACGCCGACAGTTCGTTCATCCACAGGTATGAAATTGCCTGTTATTGGTTTAGGTGTTGCAGCAAATGTGCGTGTTTTTGCGAGACGACCTCCAATATATACCTCCGCGAATCGGTCCGTTATAACAACACCCAAACGGAACCCCTTGCCTACAGGTACATTCTGAAGTAATATATTCTCCATCTCCCCATTAGAATTCAATATACTAACAATTAAATCATTATTAATGGAGGATGGCATTGTGATCGCTACATTATATGATGGTAGTGCTTGAACGATGGTAGTTCCAGTTTGATTGATGTTCGTTTCAGGTCCATGATAGAAGAGAACTGGTATTCCTTGGAATGTTTGATTTGTTAGAGGATTAATGCCGATGTCGAGTGTGAATGCATAATTGTATGATATGGGTCCAACTATTGTGTCTCTATCACGTGTGGACTCTGGTACAGTCATCCAATATGTTTTCTTAGAAAATGGTTGTTGTTCTTTCGAAGAGACTATGGAGGATTCTCCACTAAATATTGTATATGGGAATACAGGTGTTACAAGAACATGTACAAGGAATAGTATGATTAGAATGGCAATAAAGACGACGAGTGCACCAATAAAGTATGTCTTCCAGGGTGCTGTAGAAACAGCGGAAGTATTTGTTCCAGGTATGGTTGATAGTATATTTCCTGATACTTTTGAAAAAACCGGGGCTATATTACCAAACAGTTTCTTTTGAAGTTCCTTTATTTCTTTTGGGGTATTCATTATTATTCTTTCTATTACAATAATTTATTGTGTATTAATACCTACTATTCTATTTTCTCTTTCTGTACACGGTTATTTATTAAAAATGCCGAGTGACCATGCGATAGCAGCACTGGTGATTAGTGCACCAGTTGCGCCGACTATAGCTCCATATGCAATGGCGCGACTATCGGCGGCGGCGAAATCGGCGGATGTCCATACAGGTGATCGTTCAGATTTACCGAGACGTGTATAGTATGCAATAACTTCTTCGCGGGTCCATGTGGGTTTATTCAGCATTTTATTAACAGCATTATGAATATCAATTGTCCATTGTATGAGATGTTCACGTGTATCAAGTGCAGGTGTAATGGGATTATTATGGAAGTGTGTAACATAGTGTGTTTTACAGATGGAGCATGGTATGAGATGCTGGAGTGATTCAAAGAACTCTTTGGCGGCTTTCTTATCAGAATAGGAGGGTGTTTGTGGATATCCTAGAGCAACAATATGTATTGTATGCCAGAAAAAGGGGCCCCATACTTCTGGTGGAAATTTCATCTTAATTCTTATATGTATTTTACATTGTACGTATTTACCCCCCTGTTATAATTCATCCCTCCAACCTAAATCTATATTTGTTATAATAAATAGGTCGTAATTCGATAAATATATTATAATAAAATGAATGATAAACC